CTTTACGAAATTTTACCTGAGGCAGTTCTGCGAAGGGAGCTGCTTTTACATCTAGACCTTCTGGAGGGGCTATGCCCGACATTGTCAGAATTATCCGAATTCTTGAGTACGTAGGTGACAGGGAGTTTATTGAGCATTCCCTGAGAAACACTGCCGTTCCGCTGAATGGAGAGCACCGATTCGGCTCCAGTGTCATCCGTTCTGCAATGCTCGGCAGTTTCGCCGAAATCTTAGAAAAGGCTCAAAAAGACCATGAATGAAATTATTAACAGCCCAATCCCAGTAAGTGACGCTTCTGAACTCAATGGCGTCAATGTCATGCTGATGGGGCCAAGCGGAACCGGCAAAACCCACAGCTTGCACACGGCGGTGAGTTCCACCCCGAACTGTGAATTTTTCTACCTCGGGCTAGAGCCGGGGCTGGAAACCTTGCTCGGCGCCTGGAAAGACAAAGGGCTTCCCATCCCGGAGAATCTCCACTGGCATCAGCTCGCTTCTGCGAAAGCCTCTTTCAAAGACCTTCTCGAAGGGGCTAAGCGCATCAACACGATGTCGCTGGACACTCTAGCAAAAACCAATGACCCCAACCGAAGCAAGCACAACCGATTTGTATCGATGCTGGAAGTGCTGAACGACTTCCCGGATGACCGTACCGGGCAGAAATTCGGCTGTGTCGATGAATGGGGGCCGAATCGATGCCTGATTGTCGATGGCATGGCCGGGCTGGCGCAGATGGCAATGTCGCTTGTTGTTGGCAACAAACCAGTCAAAAACGTTTCTGATTGGGGCATCGCACAGGATCAGATCGAGAAGATCGTCCGGCTCTGGACGGATGCATGCAAGTGCCATTTCATCATGATTGCTCACGTCGAGCGGGAGAAGGATGAGGTGCTGGGGGGAATTAAGCTGATGGTGTCGACATTGGGAGCAAAGCTCGCCCCGAAGCTTCCGGCTATGTTCTCTGACGTGATTTTGACCGTCCGGGAGGGGGATAAATTCACCTGGGATACTGGCAATGGGCAGGCAGATGTGAAAACCCGAAACCTGCCTATCAAGGCAGGACAAAACCCGGACTTCGGCCCGATCTTCAAGAAGTGGCATGGTCGTGGGGGGAGATTTACCGCGACTCTGAAGGAAGCCTGATTGTATTTCCCGCCGGGATTACTCTGCATTAATCCCGGCAAATAACCCCGAAGACCAGCGTCTAACCCCTCGTTCTCTTCGGTAAATGTGTTTGTTTCCTGGGGTTGTTTCTTCTACTATTTACTCACCGGCAACCACCGGTCAACCTACCTAAACCTGAAAGGATTTACCATGAGCTTTGATGCCGATACCTTCCTGAACTCCACCGTTTCCGGTTCCAACTCCACCAAGATCATCCCCTGCCCGCAAGGTGATTGGTTTGCAGTGATCGAAAAGGTCGGAGCACGCCAAATCCAGCAAGACGGCGGTGCCCGTACCTCGATCGTTCTTGACGTGACTTGGCTGGTCGAAGATGACAATGCCAAGGCACAAGCCGGCCGCGACAATCTCTCGGTTCGTCAGTCAGTTTTCCTCGACCTCGACGCTTCCGGCGGCATCGATGTGGCTGAAGGCAAGAACGTCGGCCTCGGTCGTCTGCGTGAAGCTCTCGGTCTGAACGATCCGTCGGTTGCGTTCTCGTTCAACCAGCTTCCGGGCCGCACGGCGAAGATCCAGGTCGCGCATCGTGACGATCCGAAGGATGCGGAAAACAAGTTCGCAGATGTCCGTGCAGTCGTTGCTGCCTAAAGGGCAGGACGAATAAAACGTGGCAGCCCTTCGGGGCTGTCATTCCTTGAACCGCATTTTAAGGAAAACTTCGTGATCGGCTTCTTCATCGCAGTTCTGCTTCTGGTGAAATTTAATGCCAGTTGGGGATGGTGGGTCGGATTCATCCTCGCAGTGCTGTGCCAGGTGCCAGCCAACATCCGACCGTAAACCTTAAAGCCCCCCCCCCAACCTCGCTTCGGCGGGGTTTTGCACTGAGACCCTCCACAGCCGTTCTGTCTACACCACATCGCTATGTCACTTCAACTTATCGAACGCAATAAAATCGTCATCGATGCTAATCGCCAGCGGAAGGAATTCGAACCGCAGGCATTGGCGGAGCTGGCATCGGGAATCCGCTCCAAGGGGCTGATGCATGCTGTAGTCCTCCGCGAACGAGACGGGGCAATGGTCCTCGTCGCGGGCGAGCGCCGTCTCCGCGCTATCGAGGAAGTGCGCATGCTCGGCGGGGACATCCGATTCAATGGGGAGATTGTTCCCGGCGATCAGATCCCTTATGTCACCCTCGGACAACTCAGCCCACTGGAAGCTGAAGAAGCCGAACTGGATGAAAACCTCCAGCGGAAGGATCTGACTTGGCAAGAGCGCAGCAACGCCCTGTCACGGCTGCATTCCCTCCGCAGCAAGCAAGCCCAAGCAGAAGGACGGGTGCACACTGTTGCCGATACCGCCACTGAAGTCAAAGGCCGCTCCGACGGGAACTTCCAAAACACAGTCCGGAAAGACCTCATTGTCAGCAAATATCTCCACGTCCCGGAGGTAGCCAAAGCTAAGACTGCCGATGAAGCCTTCAAAGTCCTGAAGAAGCTGGAAGATCAAAAGAAGAACATCGAACTAGCGCAGCGGATCGGTAAGGACTTCCGATCCGACATCCACAAGCTCTTCAACACCAACTGCCTCGGCTGGATGCTGGCAGCGGATCCCGAACAGTTTGACTGTGTCTTGACTGATCCGCCCTACGGCATGGGGGCTGATTCATTCGGCGATGGTGGTGGCAAACTCACAGGCATTGAACACCATTACAAGGATGACTATGAAAGCTGGAAGTCCTTGATGATTCAATGGGCACCACTGGCTTATCGTGTTGCCAAGCCTGAAGCCCATGCGTATGTGTTTTGCGACATTGATAACTTCCATGAGTTGAAGCTTATCATGCAGGGTGCTGGCTGGTGGGTAACTCGCACCCCGTTCATCTGCACGAAGCCTAATTCCGGTCGGGTGCCTCATCCCGAACATGGCCCCCGTCGACAATGGGAGATGATCCTCTATGCAGTCAAAGGCCGTAGAAAAACCCTCGGAATCTACCCGGATGTCATCACTGCCTTCGCAGACGCCAATATGTCCCACGGTGCACAAAAGCCAGTGGCTCTTTTCGTGGATCTGCTTAAGCGGACTTGCAGGCCCGGCGACAAAGTTCTCGACAGCTTTGCGGGAAGCGGTACGATCTTCCCCGCTGCGAACTCTCTGAAGGTTGAAGCCACCGGCCTGGAGATGAATCCGGAGTACTACGCCCTGTGCCTGCAGCGGATTCAATCCCTCGATGCGGCCCCCTCAGCCACGGAGCAAGGTGCGGCTCTGCTCAACGAACTCAAAACCTTGGGAGGATGAAATGGAAAGCAACCTCTTTCGATGTCTGAAATGGGAGCCGGATAAGGTAGTTATCACTCAGGCCTTCCCAACAATGGCTGATCCCGATGTGACGAAGGATTATTTCCTGTCGGAAAGGCAAAGGCTGAAAGCGATTTTCGTCCGGAATCTCAGCCGAAGAATCATCTCTGACTGCTGCTCGACATCATGGCAACCCACCGCAAAGTAAGGAAAGGGGAATGGACATGTTTGTGTGCTGCTTATCCATTCCCCCACCGCTTCGGTGGAGGCCACTGTCTAGGGATGTCAATCGTTGTGGGGCAGTGGGAAAGCAATTTCGGCACCGCCGAGCCTTGCTCCAGCTGCCCCGCAAACACAGGCATCACTTGCGAGGTAATAGCAGGTGGAGAAACCGTTACAGTCTGTGAAGCCTGGCTTGAGCATGTGGGCTCAAACGAGATAAAATTAACCTGGTTTCCACGCAAACAACGTAAATAGGATTTCAGATGGCCGCACTTACCATCACAGCCTCAGGCCCACGCAACGCCAAGATCATGATCGTCGGGGACAGCCCCCACGAACTAGATCTTCGTCGCGGGGAGCCTTTCATCGGAGGTGGGGGCTTTGAGCTGACAAAGATGCTGCAGGAAGCTGGTATCCGCCGTGATGACTGCTACATGACCATGGTCATGAAAAGCCGGGTTTTTCCTGGAGAGCAATTCATCGCAGAAAAGAAAAAAGACATCACGGACAAGCATGTCCGGTTTCAGGGGCAATACATCACCCAGAATCTTCTCGACGCCTGCATTGCGCTCCGTGCAGAAATCGATCGGGTGAAGCCGAATGTGATCTGCACTGTCGGAGACTTGGCTCTTTTCGCTTTAACCGGCGAAACCTCCAGCTATAATTACCGTAGCTCGATCATGGCTTCGACCTTGCTTGAAGGGTATAAGGTCATTCCTACTCTGCGCCATGAAATCATCCACATGCAGTGGTCGCGTAGGCCTTGGATGGTTCATGATCTTCGGCGCGTCAAACGTAACAGTGAAACTCCGGGACTTTTTCACCGTGATTACTCTAGATTAATCGCGGAAAATAACTCCCCACCCCAGTTCCACATGATGGTTGAGGCATTAAATGGTCTTCTTAGTCGCATTGCGGCATCTCCTGAAAAGCTCCCTACAGCATGCGATATCGAAACTCGTGGGGGACATATTACCTGTATTAGTTTTGCATGGACTGCTGTTGAAGGCCTTTGTATCCAATTGGCTCCGTTGCATCACCCGGAAGGATTCTGGACGGTAGAGCAAGAAGTCGCGCTTGTTCGGATCATGTGTCAGATTCTGATG